GGAGCTTCTCCTCGCTCAAGACGACCTGTTCTACTATTATAATACAACCATCCGGCAGGTCCAGTCAAGCCGGTCCTACGACATTTGACAACCTGGATCATTGTTGAGTTCCGTGCATAGTCGTCTTCAGCCATTTTGTCACGACTCAAAAGAATCGTATTAAATGCAATCTGATTGATTGAGCCTGAGCCCTTCAGATCGTATTCGTTGACGTTGTGTGGATTCGTCAGACTAGGCTTACGCATATGACTAACCACAATGACTGATACATTGGTTTCTTTTGCAAGCTTCAGCAAACGATCCATGAAGTCATCAACTGTTTCATTACTATTACTTGTAACGGCAGCTTGAAGTGGATCGATAACAAGAATCTCACATCCAGAACCTTTGACCATTGCCCGTAGTTTCAAGAATAGCTCATCACTATCGACCGCGCCGTGGTGATCCAACAGCATAATACGACCATCGGTAATAATGTCGGTATGTAGTCTGTCAAAATCAATATTAGAGCGATCCTCTAGTGACAAATTAACCCCTGTATGGATTGTCAATAAGTTTTCAACTGCTTCACCATTGGATGCTTCTAAGAACGCACAGCCGGTCTGCTTGTTCGTATTCTTCCAAAAGTGATAGACAATCTCATTCACGAGCGTGGTCTTACCAATCGATGTCAATGCACCAATTACCGTGATCTCTCCGGCAGCAATGCCACCATTAAGCATATAATTGAGCGCACCAAAGCTCTCAGGAAATGGGATGATCTCTTCAGTACCTCGTTTTATGAAGTCAGCCCAAGCATCCTCAAGTGTAATCACTCCAGTCATGCGATATGGCTTGGCTTCCCACCAGGCTGACGTAAAATCACGCACTTTATTAGCTTTAAGATAGTCTGAGGCGTCCTTAAAGCCCGTCAGAGAGACGATCTTAGCTTTATTGGGTGATAGTACTTGAGCGCACTTATCAGCGGCTTCACGGCCCGCAGAATCGTTGTCAAAACAAATCACCACGCTCTCGAAACCCTCAAGATATTCTAAGTTTTGCTTAAAATCCTTGACAGCACCTCCGGCTCCTTTGGAGACAGAGACAACAGGATATTTGGAGCCAAGCATCTCGTAAGCTGCCATAGCATCCAGTTCACCTTCGACGACAGTAACAAAACGACCTTCATTGACAAACAACTGTTGTCCAAAGAGCGTATTGTTCTTCATGTCCCCTTGGGTTTGGAATCCCTTCGTTTCGATATGCCGAACCTTGGCCCCTATCAGTCGACGATTGTCGTCGTAGTAGGGGTAGTAGTGGTTTTTGGTATCAATGGTTACACCATATTTGCGTACAGTGTCCAATGAAATCCGACGATCTGCGATGGCCATTGATGACCCAAGCATCTCAACTGGTTTGTTGAACCCTGGTTTTGCGGTTGTGTAATCCACAACATTATTTACAGCCTCCAATCCATCGACCTCCTTAAAGTGCGTATGACACGAAAAGCAATACCCATGACCATCAGAGTAAGTGGCGAGAGCATCACTGCTCCCGCACTTATGGCACTCTTGATGACCTAGGAAATCAGAATTCTCCATCGTCATCATTTACAGAGACCTCACCTTTCTCGACCACACGGACTGCCTGTAAATAAGGCGTTACTCCGTGGACTGGGTGTGGATCACCGGCACTGTACTTAATACGTACCTTGTCACCATAACGAACAGACGTACGAGCCACTGGCTCACCTTCGTTGTCAATGACGGGAAAATCCTCAAACTTCGTTTTGAACTTACGTTGAGGTTGATTTTTGTACTCACGGACTTTGATACCTTCAGCCTTAAGCTTTTCGGCATCTCCTTCATCCAGGGTAACGACAATCGAATATGCTTCCGTTGACTTACCATTGTACACTTCATGCTCTGCAAGATTTACAAAAGCTGCTACACCATTTACTACTGGCATTACTGACCTCCTTCAGGTTCAGATGATGTGAAAACGGGTAATGCGAGATCAAGAATCAACAAATCGTTGGTCTTCATTTCAGACAGTACCACGTCGTATTGCGGTTCAGGGTCTTTGAGTTGATCATTAATCCTGTGCCGTAATTCCATTATTATAATCGATGTGGAAATGTTATTCAACATAATTTTTCTCCTTGTTCGCTTCTTAAGTATACTTAAGTAACTTTATAGTTAGTCGTTAAGTAGTTAGTTAAGTTAATCCTTTAGGTTGTTACCTAAGTATACTTAATATTATATCAAAAATCTTGGTTGTCGTCAAACGACGCAACAATAAACTGACTAACAACAGGTTCATCTAGTTCTCTTACTGTCTCTCTAACTGTAACCAAACAATCAAGGCATAGGTCCACATATTCACCTGTCGTTGTGTCTTTCTTTACAGACTCAATATCTGTGAGTTCTGAATTGCAAGCTCTACATCTCATTTTCGTACTCCATCATTGCTTTAATTTCATTGTACAAATATTCAACCACTAACACAACGGTTGTCGACACTATTAGTAGACCTAAGATACTTAAGACAACAAAGAGTGTCGATACCGCTTCCTCTTCCTTTTTACACGTCATCGTTGTCTTTTTCGTAAAATACCCACGCCAGGAATGCCCCAAGTCCCATTGCGACAGTCCAACCTGTCAAAACAACCATGAAAAAAAATAAATCAATCATTGTTCGTTCTCCATTTGCTGATGGCTGCTTCGAGCCGACGGTCATGTAAAGACCCCTTAGGGCCTCTTATAAGCTCCTCAGAGCGACGTTTGTAATATTCTGATAGAGAGGTATTACCTTCCCAATAGTGCTCCTCAGAGAGGAATTGACACCATCGACTGGCAGACTCAAAAGTGAGCCCTCCAGTCAGCAGGTCACGCTCTACTGGTGGAACTTTATTCATAATCCATCACCTTTGCGCTAACGACACGCCCGTGTACGTTGTTTGCATCGTTTTCTGAGTAGTCAGACACGTTATCCTCGTTTCCTGATTCAATCTGCTCAATTGCATCTTGAAGGCTTGAGGCTGTGATAATCATCGTCCGATAACCTGTGTACTCTTGAACAATAATGAACTCCTGCTCGTCGATCTCGACGTAATCGTTCAAATCGCTGTTGTATCCATAATCATCAAAGTTCATCGTATTGCTCCTGTTCATAACGAGCCTCACCTTCCGCATCGGCCCGTAGTTGCGCTTGATATTCGTCCCAAGCTTCATCGGCTGTCGAGCCGGTTATCTTCTCGTAAACGTCGTACCACGTCGCGTCGTCTTGTTTCTGTTGAGTGATTGCAAAAATCACCTCCTCAATGACCCACTGTAGTTGTGGGTCGTATTGTTCTGTATCGGTAGTCATTGTGTGTTCTCCTTTTAACAACACTTACATTGTGACATAGGTTTACCATTACGGCAAACGTCGTCTTCTTGTATTTGATACTCTTGGACATCCTGGTAGTCATATTGTGAGCAAGTCTCAGCATTGATCCAATCTACCTCTTCAACATGACAAGTACCAACAGTCTCCCGTAAAGAGAAGTTTTCAAAAACTACCTCGGCAAACTTTCGGTCAGGATCAATTATAAAATGCCATTCTTGCACCAAGCCATCCTGGTATTGCTTTTGGATCTCTTCGGTAGTCGGAAGGCTTTCACCTTCCGTATGATAGGTACGGACAATATAGCCGTCGTTCATTGTATGTTCTGTGTAAAACATTATTTACTCCTTAGCCCCATTGTTGGGCCATTGCATCAGCGATACCTTGGAAGGTTTCACTACGTTTTTTCCAACGATCTTTACCACCTTTATTGAACCAGTTACCAGGAATCTTTGTGGACTCCACCTTATCAACAATGTTGGTTGGTTGTAATGGTTCCAAATTCTTAAGCCATAGACAAGTCTTTTTCGACGTAGGATGACCAAACTCATATGGTTGGACAGTTTGTGTGTATTGTGGCAAACCGTACACTTTGGATGGTATAGGATTCTCCAGGCATATCTTATCAATCGGTGCATTGTAAAGAGTCATAAAGAATTCTTTAGCGTCCATACCTAAAGCCAAACGATCCTGGTTTAAAACACCTTTTGGGTAAAGGTGTCTGGCTCCGGCATTGCTCAAGTATGTGCATGGTGGATGACCAATCATCAAATCCCATCCATCTTCGAGAATGTCCAAAACACTTCCTTGGTAGTGAAATTCGGACCCATCATCTGCCGGTAACAGATCACAAGACCATGCATCATGACCTAAAGCCCGAAAAGCTTCTCGAACCTTTCCGCTATACTCACAAGCAACTAATACTCGCATTGGTAATTCCTCTTTGTTGGTTACAATGGTGG